CGTGCCTATACAACGGTCGTACCAGGCTTGATGTGGGAAGGAGCGCAGTTTGGAATACTGCGGGCTTCGGAAATCAAATACGAGGCTATATCTGGTGGCTTTACATCTGCCACCCCTTCGTTGTTTGTGACCTCTGGCGAGACTGTTGTGAAGAAATTCACTTTCAGCCGAACCGAGAAATCACCAACAGCGGTTTACTTGCCCACTTTATCAAACGGGCTAACCTTAATGCGGGCTATTGACGCCGTCGCTTTGTTCACTGGCAATGCCAAGGGACTCCGCTATGATGTTAGTAAGATTCGCATATAAACGAAAGGGTTTTATTATGGCCATTAAACAGGCTAACGGCACTATCATCATCAACCACTCCACCCCGGTCACCGTGACTCCACAGTCGCGTGATGACGGTAAAGGCATTGAGGTTTACGAGTTTGACGACTCGACCCTCAGCGCTGGACACCTGTTCATCAAGCGTGATCTGGGCCGTACTTTGAGTAGTGATGGTCTGGCTGTACAGAAAGGAAAGGTATCAGTGATGCTTGAGAAAGTCACCACTGCAGGTAAGCGCCGCACTTTGAGTGTGTCTGCAAACCTGTCTGCCAGCTCCGATTTTACATCGGCTGAGGCAGAACAAACCATCAACGATCTTGGTCAGTTCTTACTTGACTATTCCGTTGACCTTGCTGCTGGACGTTTTTCGTCCTAAACCAAACGAGGGGTTCTTATTATGAACAGCCTCTTCACCATCCTTAAAGGCTCTGTTGCGAAGAAGGCCCTGGGCGCTGTAGTCGTTACTGTTACAGTGTTCGGGTTCACCGTATTCCAATGGAGTCCTGGATCACAGGATGCCAATGTTAACAACTTGGAGACATTAAATGTCGAAAGCCAAACAGACGGGGTTCGAAACCCCAGTCAAGACGTTCAGCCCCGACCAGACAGCGTTTCGCCTATTTACACGGCTAGCCGCTGATTTATCAATGTCACTGCCAGAAGGGTGCGCCGACTATTTGATCGGCCGTGCCCGGGGACGCGATTATGCGTTCTTTTGTCAGGAGTTGCCTAAAGCCGCACTGCTCTTAGCAAGCGGCGATAATGCAACACACGAATGCCCCTTGTGGGGACGCTTTGTGTTTCAATCAAATGAACACATCGAGGCGTTGTACCTCCTTTCGAATTACCTCAAGAAATATCCCTTTAGTGGGAGTGAGGTGTTTAATGAGGAATATCGGCTTGCCGCTGCTACCAAAAGTTTCTGGAAAGCAGAACGGTTTGTCCGACGGTGCAATAAGCTCGCGAAGCACCACAGAGAAGCCCCGTTAATTGTTCGAG